GTCGCTGATGCAAACGGTCCTATATAGGGAACTCCAGACAACGCCGAACTTGCTTTCGCAATCTTTGTTGCTGGGCCCGATATTATACCCTTCATGTTTGCTTCTTCGATTTCTCCGCCAGATTCGCGACCACTTTGTGGTACGAGCTGGTCAGGATCATTCGAAGTAAGAACATTCATACTTACATCAGTTGCCCATGCGAAGACACTTATGGTAACCTTATCCGAGGCTCCATTGGCATGCTTCAAATCATTCAAACTTCTAAAATACAACTGTCCGAGTTGTGACCACTGTGTAGTCACTATATCAGTGTAATTTCGGAAGTTAAAGAATGGTAACTTCATCTCTCCTCCTGTAGATGTAGTAGGATCCAAAAATATCCTAGGTTGTTGACTCGCTTGAACTAAATCCTCACGAATCAACGACGCATTGGAACTTAATGTATCCCAAGTATCTAAAGGTAGATATGACATCATCGCTCGCCCATACTGAAATCCATTCCCGTTAATCACAACTTTTATCATCATATTAGCTCGTAAAAGCTTATAATTGGCGATGCGGTTGATGACACGAGGATTTTCCCAGTACAGTGACCAAGGATCAATGTCAAATCCTAGAGTTGAAGAAGTAGCCCATTCCTCCTCAGCAATCTTTAATGGACGGCTGAAGAAATGTTCTAAAGTCGCATCATCTGTGTCTTGAATACGTCGTGTTGGATCAATTGTACTATCCACATCATAAAGATATGGATCATGTTGATCAGCAAACTTAACGTTCTCATACACAGTGTGATTCGATATCTTCACTATGTTATTGTCATTGGTACTTCCATTTCCACTCTGAGGTTCAAACTTGCGTTCAAACCCAGATTGGTGTTCGTACCGATGACGACATTCTTTGCATAACCATTCCTCTCCTTCGGAAATATCTAATAACCGATCTTTAAGGGGTTTGCATAAAATGTCAATTGCAGACTCTTGTTGTTTAATTTGTTTTCTGAGTGATTGTCGTCGTGTCTGCGATTTCCTCGACAATTTCGTTTGTTTTAAATGTTCAGTAAGTTACTATACATAATGAAACTGGCGCACTCAAACCAGTTTCCTGGGAATCGTTGTTGGCTGACAAAACCTCTCTAAATAGAGCTAAATCATATTACACAAAGCCTTTACGACACAAGGTGAATTTTCCTTTACCTTGAGATATCGATATGGTATCCAATGTGTAACAACAGTTTTGCTATGCTCCGCAAGCTGACTGTAAACAGCTCTGTCACTTTTAAAAGGGTGTGACATGGCCCAGTGGTGGAACCTAAAGTTCCAATTCCTCCGCGAACTCGAGATTGGGTTTCGCAAACATTCGATGTTGTTTTCCGTATTTATCGTTCCATTTCTGTATACGATCGGCATAAGTCATATCTAATGTGCGACACATGTGAGTAAATCCATTCTTTCCAGCAATGGTTTTCATCTCACTCCGTCTCTGTTCGTAAACCTTTTCCCCGTGGTTAAACCACTCACCTAAATTGTGATCAACATTCACAGCAACAGCCTCCATCTCTGTCATCGCGCAACCTTTCGGTCGCATGAAACAGTGTAGAGATTTGAAAATCGACTTTTCAAGCAATGCTCCGACATGTTGATTCAATTCAGGTATGTACACACTCTTCCGCTTTAGAAACTCAAATTCCTCTGGCGGCAAGAAGTCAAGTAATTCACTTTCCTTGTCAGGCATAGTGTA